TTGCAATTGTTGTTATTTCTCTTAGAAATAAACGGCTTGTGAGCCTGGCGTGAACGCATCGCCCAAGTTCTTCAAGATCACAACGTGATAATACAAGTTAGCACCGAAGATGTTGTCAACAACACCATAACGGGTTAACAAGCCAACACGTGGCGAGAAGTCGTTAGGACCAATTGTTCTCTGAACCATAACAGGAATGTATGGACAGTAGATGATACCTGTGTCATAAAACTCAGGACCTTTATATCCAAGCAATGTATACTCAACACGAGTCGCACGAACCTGGTTCGTAACGGTTGTGTAAGGTGTATACGTGCCTTGATCAGGCTGTGAAATATAACCAGCGTTCTGCTCGAACTGAGCTTCCGTTCTGGTATCACGATAAACGTTAAAACGACCACCGAGGTTACCAACTTTAGCAACACCGACTGGCTGTGTATTAACATTACCCTGTACCGGTACCCATTGGAACTCAGGTAACATCTCGAGAATAGCAGCTGCACGAGGTGTTGCAACAATAAAGTTAGCTGCACCACGGCGGTTTCTAATCGCGATTCTGTTTGCCTGAATAATGAGTCTCTGATAGAAGTCTCTGTTACGCTCTACTAACCAGCGACCATCCGCTGACTGAGGAGCCCAGATTGAATAACCATTACCAGTTCCGTTGTCAAGAGCGACCTGGATCATTCTCATCAACATTTCACGGTCGATCTCAGCCTGTAACTCATACGACATAGCGTTTGTGAGCTCAGTATCGATATCAATACCATTCATGTTCTTAAGATCCTGCTCTAATTCAACAGACCAACGAGCTGCTAATCTACGAGTACCAGCTTCAACAGCCGTTTTCTCGAAACTAACGAGCACCTGAGGAATCTTACCTGTTAACTCGAAGTTAGCAAGCAATCTTGCAACACCAGCATCCTGATCAGCACCTGGGAAGTCGGTTGCAACACCGCCTAAACCAGACAACTTACCAGAAGATGTACCGGTGAAACGGGTATCTAACATCTGATAACCGAGTTCCTTGTTTTGGATACCGCCAGTGGCGTCACCCTTAGGAATACCAGAACCAGTAGTTGCGTTCTGAACTGCAGTAGATGTTGGGATACCATCAATACCGTTACCTAGGGCATCGGTATCATACTTGTAACGCAAAGCAAATGCTAAGCCTACAGGTCCGCTCATTGGCTGAACACCAACGATTTCGTTAGTGATCAACTCTGGGAATGTACGACGAATCATCGGGATGAGAATCTTAGGCAAGCGGTAGTCACCAGTTGCATAAGTATCACCCTGTGTATAGGAGTTAGGGATCTGATTACCTTGAGCGCCGATGTTAACACCGCCGTTAGATAAAACAGAACCTGTACCGCCCGATACGTTATTCGCCTCATTCAAACACCATGCTTCCTGGTTTTCCAGGAGCATTGCCGTATTAAGACGAGTGTGGTCGTCTTCGATAGCCGACACGTTATCAGAAGAGTAATCCAAAACTGGAGTCCACTTCTCTAACAATGCCTTGGCTCTATCTTGATCGATATAAGCCTGTGTGGGTTTGATAGATTTCATAATAATTTATATCTATGTGGGTTTTTAGTACAATATGTACTAGAAATTCTTATTTTTAGAAATTTATACGTTTTAATATTTGCCAAGCTCGCCCATATAAGTCCTTAATGGTGCATGACCATTATATTCTTCCTTAGGAGATTGAACGCTCTCTTCGATAACTGGACGATCTACGTCTTTAGTTACAGTGTTCTGTGTTTTAGCTTGCTCGTGCAAAACTTCAAGATGCTCTTCGTGATTTTTATCAAACATCTTCAACGTATAATCGAAGTTTTCATTAATAAATCTTTGTGATTTACCAGTTAAAACCTTCTTACAAAATGCTGCTTTATCTTCTGGTAGATCAGCTGTCGCTTCTTCTAAAGTTAATCTACTCTTTAAGATTGCATTTTCTCTTTGTAAACGTTCTACAATTGCTGTAGATTCGCTTAATCTTTCAACAGAATTGTCAATTCTTGTCTTACCATCTAAGATTGCAGACTTAATGCTATCCTTTTGTAAGGCTGCATCAACTGCTAATACTCTTCTCATTTCATGTAAGACTTTATTAGACTTTCTATTCCTTACCGCTTCGTTAATATTACGTTGCGGTATCAATTTCTCAAGATATAAATCAAGGTATTTACTAACTCTTCCTACCAAGTCATTCTTGAAAGTATGTGCTTCCTCATTAATGGCTCTGCTATACTTCTCAACCACTGAGATTAACTTATCTCCGTGATTCTTATCAATGGCACCAATAACCTTATCCAGCTTGCTTGTGTGGTCAACGTCAATGGCTTCGAGCAAATGCTCGAGCTTAGCACTGTATTCGTCGTCCTGCTTTACTAATGCCGATTCAACGTGAAGGGCAACCTTCTTATTAAATGCATGTTCAATACGCTTTAATGTATCCTCTGTAAGAATATCATTGGCTTTTTCTTGGAGTATATCAGTTATTTTGTCCATTTTAAATTAAAAAATTCGTTGTTTAGCAGCTTTTTTAATCTTCTGCCTGATTTTATCTTCAACAACCGTCCGTAAATTTCCATGTGCATTTTTATACTCTCCTATTGAGAC